TACAAATTATGGCACAAGTTGACGCAGGCACACTAACCATAGAGGCAGCAGACTAATGGCAATAATTGATTCTCAAGAACTGCCTGAATAGTCTATAATAAAAAGCTATGACAACGACAACTAACTTAGGATTAACCAAGCCAACCGTAGGTGGATCTGATAATACCTGGGGTGGAACTTTAAACAATAACCTAGATTCTGTTGATGCCATATTTGCAGGAGCAGGTAACGGTACATCTGTTGGTTTAAACGTTGGTTCTGGTAAAACCTTAACTGTAGCTGGCACGGCCACAATATCAGGAACTTTAACTGTTCCAGATAACAGCATTGCTTTAGGCACTAAAACGACTGGTAATTACGTTGGCACTATTGCCGTTACATCTGGTCATTTAACGACAACAGGAGCGACAACTGGAGAAGGCATAGGTCATACATTAGGTCTGCCAAGTGTTGCTGTTGCTGGAACTTACAGCAGTCCATCTTCTATTACTGTAGATGCTCAAGGAAGATTAACTGGTCTCATAACGGCTGCTTCCGATGAAAATTTAAAAACTAATATTGCCAATATATCTTCGTCTAATAGCCTTGATAAAATAAAAAATTTACAACCAGTCACTTTTAATTGGAAGGACGCAATAGAGGGAGTTAGAAACACTACCGATACTCAAATAGGATTAATTGCACAACAAGTAGAAGATTATGTTCCAGAAGCTATTCTTAATGGACCAGAAGTTTTTGGAGGAGAAAACGTCAAAAAAATTGATTACAACAGTTTAGTTGCTTTGTTAATAGGTGCAATAAAAGAATTAGAAGAAAAAGTTAAAACTTTAGAAAATGCTTAAATATGGCTTTGGTAAACATAACTCCGCCAGCAGGCATAGTAAAAAACGGAACTGAATACGCTAACAAAACTCGTTGGGTTGACGGTAATTTGGTGCGTTTTGAAAACGGTTTCCTAAGACCTATAGGCGGCTGGGAAAATTTACTTTCCTCATCTTTAACTGGTACGCCGATAGGAATGTATTCCTATAACGATAATAGCGGTAAGAAAGTTTTAGGTATTGGTACTAGAGAAAAAATCTACGTTTTTTATAACAATGTTAATTACGAAGTACAACCAGTAAATTTTGTTAGCGACAAAAACAACAATCCGTTAGGTTACGGAGCTGGTTTGTACGGCAAAGAAGAATGGGGAGAGGCAAGAGAGGGTAACGGAGATGCAGGACCATCTGGCTTAGATTTTGAAACTAAATCATTTTCTTTTGATAATTTTGGACAAAACTTACTTATATGTTCTGCTAGTGATGGCAGAGTTTTTGAATGGAACCCATCATCTCCTAGCTCAGTCACAACCCTTTCTAACGCACCAATAAATAATATAAGCGTGATAGTAACTAACGAAAGGCACGTTGTTTGTATTGGTGCAGGTGGCGATCCTAGAAAAATACAATGGAGTGAAAGAGAAAATAGCACATCATGGACGGCTGCAGCTAACAATACTGCAGGAGATTTACAAATAGCAACAGGAGGACAGGCTCATTATGCGGTTAAATATAGAGGAGATATTATTATTTTTACTGACATTGGTATCAACCGTTTGTATTATGTCGGAGCGCCTTTTACATATGGTATAGCTGAAGCAGGCACAAACTGTAAAGCTATAAGCAGAAGATGTATTGTGCAAGCAGGTGATTTTTTAGCTTGGATGGGGGAGAACTCATTCTTTGTTTACGATGGCACAGTTAAAGAAATTAAGTCAGACGTACATGATTTTGTTTTTGATGACTTAGACACAACAAATAGATTAACAACTTGTGGTGGTCACAACCAAAAACACAATGAGATATGGTGGTTTTTTCCTACTGGTAGTAATCAATCAACCCCTAATAAGTATGTTATTTGGAACTATTTAGACAATGTGTGGAGCATTGGTGAATTAAGCAGAAGTTGTTGGATTGATGAAGGTGCTTTTGATTTTCCATTAGCTGCCGACAGTAACAATAATATTGTTCAACATGACTTTGGTACTTTATTTAACTCACCAGATTTAGGTACAACGCAGCCGTTTTGTGAAACAGGGCCATTAGAAATAGGGCAAGGCGACAGACTGGCGCAAGTTAATCAATTAATACCTGACGAAAAAACTACAACTTTGCCTGGTATAGTTCTTAGCTTCAAAGGCAGAAACACGCCGTTAGGCGCAGAAACAGACTTTGGATCTTTTACGTTTGAAACTGACGGTTACACCGATGCCAGGTTCACAGCTAGACAAATGCAAATGAAGGTTACAGGAGACACAGATCAAGCGTTTCAAGTAGGTAACATTAGAGCTGACATTAAACAAAGAGGCAGAAGATAATGAATCTCTCTGCTAAAGAACAATATATTCAAAGAGCTACTAACGTAAAATATTCTTTTGCGGCTACTACACAGCAAACTATTTACACAGCACCAACAGGCGATGATTTTACTTTTGCTGTAATTGAAGGCATATTTGCTTGCGATCACGGCAATCAACAAACAAACTTAGATATATCAATAACCGATACAAGTTCTGTTGAGTTTTTCTTATTTAAGCAAAAAAACATAAGCGCACATGAAACAATAGAATTAGTTGTTAATTCTGGTTTAATTTTACAACAAGGCGAAATAGTCAAAGCGCAAGTTAATCACGCAAACATAGATTTAGTTTTTAGTGTTATAGAATATGCAAAAGGTGACTAAATTACCTGAATGGCAGGAACAATGGCAACGTTGTAAACCTTACATAGAAAAAGCGGTCAAATACCAAGATTCATATACAATAGACGACATAGAAGATAAAATTCGTGAAGGTTTATTTCATTTATGGCCTGGTGAAAGATCAGCTATAGTTACGCAGTTTGTTCTATTCCCCCAAGTGAAAGGATTAAACATATTATTTTGTGGTGGAGATTTCGAAGAATTGCAAGAAATGTTACCATATATAGAAGATTTTGCTCGCCGAGGCGGTATAAAACGTTTATACGGTGGTGGCAGAAAAGGATGGATTAGAAAACTAAAACATCTTGGTTTTGAAAAAGAATATTTAATTAAAAAGGATTTATAGATGGCAGAAGCATTACCCTATATGGAAGCAGGATTTAATCTTCTTGGCGCTACACAAGCGTTTAAAGGCGATCAAGGAGGAAGAACAGTTAGTGAAACTGCTTTAGATCCAGCAACACAAGCTAGGCAACAAGAAGTTTTTGGTAGAGCTTTAGGTTTAGCAGACCAACCTTTTATTCCGTACACAGGACCAATGGTTGCTGGCTTTACGCCAGACCAATTAACAGCGTTTGAAGGCCAAAGAGGTTTATTTGAACAAGCGGGTAGATTTGATCCAGGCGCTTTTCGACAATCATTATTAGAACAACAAGCGCCACAGTTTGCAGACCCAAGAAGAATACAAGCAAGATCTTTATTAGACGTTGATTTAGGCGCTTATCAATCGCCTTATCAACAGCAAGTTATTGATTTTGCAATGCAAGACATTCAAAAGCAAGAAGATATTGCTAGAGGTGGAGCGCAAGATAGAGCTATTAGAGCAGGCGCTTTTGGTGGATCTAGGTCTGCTATATTAGAAGGCGAAGCAACCAGGCCGTATGTTGAGCAGAAAGCTAGAACAGCAGCAGACTTGAGACAAAGAGGTTTTGAGCAAGCTGCAAGAATGGCTGAAGCTGATATTTTAAGAGACGTTAGAGCGCAAGAGTTTGATATCTCTGGTGAAGCCGAAGCAGCTAGACGAAGAGCTGCGGCAGGCTTATCACAACAACAATTTCAAGCAGGTTTATTAGGCGGTCAAGAAAGAGCGCAACAACAAACATTGGCTGGTTTATTAGGTATTGGTGGTCTACAACAAGCGCTTCAACAACAAGCTCTTGGCGCTGCTAGAGGTGAATTTGAAAGAGCGTTGCAATATCCTTCTCAACAGCTTGGTTTATTAAGTGGAGCAACAAGCGGTATGCGCTCTGGTTTTACAGAAACAGGGTCAGAAAGATTAGGTACGCAAGATAGAATTCTTAGCGGTTTAGGAGGATTACAAAGAGCATTTGGCTCGATAGGGTCTTTATTACCAGAAGATAATTACGGTCAAATGATGTAGGTTTTACATGAGCATAGGAAAACAAGATTTACAAGAATTAGCACAAGGATTGGGCGAATACCAACAAAGATACGCTACAAATTTAGCTAGAACAGAAGCTATGATGGGCGATCCAAGTAGGCTAAATGCTTTATTAGAAATGCAACAGCCTAAAAGACAAAAAGGCCCAGCTGCTTTTGAAGAGTTTTTATTGGCTAGACAATATCCTGAATTTGGAGAGTTTTTACAAGCAAAACGAAAAGCAGGAGCAACTAAAATAGATTTTGGAGAAAAAGGATTTCAAGAGTTGGGTGCTAAAAAGTATGAAGATAGGTACGATTTAGCTACGTCGGCGCAAGCATCTAATATAAATTTAGATAATTTAGAAAATATTTTAGACCAAGGATTGCGAACTGGTTTTGGTGCTTCTTTAGGCCTACAATTAAACAGAATAGGACAAACATTACTTGGTCCTGATTTTAAAGTTGGAGACATTGCAGGAGCAGAATCTTTTGCAGCTGGATCGAATAAATTAATTCTTCCTTTAGTTAAAGAGCTTGGTGTCAATCCAACAGATAAAGATTTAGACTTTGTTGTAAAAGGAGCGCCAGAGTTAGGCAAATCTGTAGAGGGTAACAAATTAATGTTGAAAGCACTTAGACTATCAAATTTAAGAGCTATAGACTCTCATGGTTTTGACAACGCATTTTATACAAGCCCAGAAAATGAAGATAAAACAGAAATAGATAGAAATGTAGCATTTCAGACGCACATGTTGAACAATCCACAACTGTATAACGCACAATCATTAATTGAAGAATATAATTCTTTATTAGAAAGAGAAGCTGCAAAAAAAATA